AGATTCTTCAAAAGCTTAAAAGAGTTCCGCAAGAAGTATCTTCTAATATCAATGATAAAGAATATCTTGGTAAGAAGATGGCTTCTATGAGAAATCTTTACTATTCTTTAAGAAATAAAGCAAATGGAGATTCTCCTACCAATATGGATACTTCTACTGTAAAGGCATTAATGAATAAAACTCAACAAGCTATTGGGTTTGTAAGAGCTAAATTGAAATAATAATAACTAATTTTGAAAGTTATAATAATTACATTATAATAAATCTTTGGAGATATAGATTTTTCATCGGATTTTATATCTCTAAGCAATGAAAATAATTTATAAATTATTCTAAAACTTTATCATTATGATCATAATGGAGGTATTTACCTATGTTAATTACAGAATCTCAGTTGAATCGTTCTGTAGAAACTACTGGCTTCCAAGGTATCCTTGACGAAGCAGTATACTTGAGCGAAGCTGAATCCGCTCTTAACCCTATTGCGGTTCCAGTAGTAGAAAATACTCGTATCGGTGCTGCAGTTGTTAACTTCTCCGACGTTGAACGTTTGGCTGAAGAAAACTGCTTGGATTATTTCGAAGCAGTAGAAGCTATTGCAGAAGCTAACGAAATCGATATGGATTCCTTAGCTGTAGCTGTTGATGAAGCTCGCATCATTATGGATCCAGCTATCATTGACGAATGTCACAACGTAGTAGTTCGTCCTATTAGCGAACAATCCGATGCTTATGTATTCGTTGACTTAATGCTTGAAGCATTCGAAAACACTGGTGACGTTGATTACTTGAACATGATTGTTGAAGACGAACAACCAAAAACTGTAGAAGACATTAAAAATGATGCTAAATCTGCAGAAGGTGCTGAAGAAAGCAAATTGAGCAAATGGTTAGAAGAAATTAAGAAAAATTGCATCGACAAACCTAAAGAATGGATTGCTGATAAAATTGCTGCTCTTAATGTAAAATCCAACCAACTTAAACAAAAAATGGAACAAGATGGCGAAAAAGCTCCTTGGTACAAAAAATTAGTAGCTATGGTTGCTAAAGCTATTGCTTACTTGACAGAAAAAATGACTAGCGTTGAACGTCGTGAACGCGTTGGTCAAGAAATGGCTGATGCTAAAGCTAAAAAAGACGCTGAAGCTGCAGCTGCTAAAAAATAAGAATCGAAGATAATATAGAGATATAATTATTTAGATAATTTAAATTGACCTAGGGGCTTAAGGCTCCTAGGTCTTTTTTGTGTTTCAAATACCTATGACACTTTAGTAATCTAATCATTAAATGTAATGAGGTATTTATAAATGGGATACTTTAAATCTTACTCTCTGATATTAGAAGAAGCACAACCTCCTTCTAAATTAGATATTTATATTAAAATAATTACAGACATTGCTTTGTCTACTATTATAGGGCAAGCTGTTAAAATCTTTGTAGAAGATAGAGTAAATAACGACTTTGATATTAAATTAGAATCTTATAAATCTAATAGAAAATTCTACGAATACTTATCAAAAGAAATCTCAAATATTTATAAGAAAAATCCAGATTATAGAAGAATGAGTTATGATGATTATCTAAAAACTCCATTGTCTAAAAAGATGAAAGCATTCTATAATAAAAAGGATTTAAAAACTATTACTAAACAAGTTAAAGATGCATTAGCTGCTGGTGTAATCAATACCTTTGTCTCAACTATGTTTAAATTTCCTGGTGGTAAAGCTATGATAATTCCAATATTTTATGTATTGAATACTAATCATATTGGACTTGGTAGAAGCTTTATGTATGTACCAGTAGAAATAGAAGGAGCTCTTACTTTGCTAGGATTAAATTTTGGTAAGAGTGGTAATCTATTCATCAATGAAGTTGAATTATTTAGCTTCGATGAAAAAGATGATGTTGTTCGAATTCCTATAAAACGTCCTCCAGCAAAACTTTATCAGCTCACAAAAGAAGAGATGAAAAAAGTAGTTGCTAAAATGGAGAAATACAAGAATAAGAAAACTGATAATCCAGAGCAATTACTGATTGATTATATTAAAGAATTGAGAGATGACTTATGCTAAAAGATGAATTTTTTAATGCCATCTCAGAATCATATGAATTTGATGCTATATTAGAGATGGCACAAGATAATAGAAATATGCTTCTCTGGATGTATGAGAATGGATACATCTCTCAAGAGTATTTTGAAGAAGCAGAAAATTCTGGCAATGACCAATGGCGAATAGATAATATCACTGCTATTAAAACTAATCTTAAGAAGTTTAAAGATTACGCCAATGATCAAGGTAAAAAGAATAATGAATGGCTAATCCAAAACAGAGATTATCTCGTGGACTTCCAAAAATATCCAGTAAAGAGCGGTGCAAATATTCAAAATGCTCCATCATATACTACAGCATTTGCTAGAATAAAGAAACCATTAAGTTCTAATATTAGTGGAGTAGATCTCAAAAGAGTTACTATTCTAGATACAAAGAATAATACTCTTCAAGGAGATGCTAAGAAAGCTGCTGATTATAAAAATAATCTATGGTTTAAGAAAATGCTGGTAAATGAATATGACGGACAAAGTGACTTTGCTAAATTTGCTAGAGACTTTTATTATGGTATAGATAAAAAAGTTAATATGCAATCTCAGGATATTCAACAATTAATTCCTAAAGCATATAATTTTTGTACCACTTATAATACTTTAATAAAATCTTTTGAAACAGATGTGAATGGTATTATAAATTATATTAATAGAAATCCGATTACAGGTAATCAAGAACCTAATTTATCTCCATCTCAATTAGCAGCTAATAAAAATGCTGATGCTGTAAAACAGTCTAATACACAAGGCATGGCTTCTACAGCACCATTAAATGCAGATACAGATTATTCATTATTCTATACAAAATATTTTAAAGATCTATTAAATGAGGATGATGCTAATAAGACGTCTACAGCAACTCCTAAGATGACTTTTGATAATAGATCTTCTAATAATAATCAAAATAACCCTAATCAACAAAATACTTCTCAGAATAACCAACAAGCCAAACAGGATCCTGAGGATAGTGAAACAGTTATCTATAATAAGAAGAAACTTATTTGCGATATCTTAAAACAAGCATTGAATGCTAAAATGACGGCAGCTGGAATGTTATATAGAGATTTGTTTTCTTATATGCAAGCTCATGTAAATAGTTATAATAAGAATAAACAAGCCCCTTCCCAAAACCAAAACAATAATCAAGAAAAGACTAATACAAATCCTAATAAACAACCAGCTCCTAATACTGATGAAAAGGCTGGTGAATAGTATGGCTTTATTTATATTAGATGAAGCTAGGGTTATTAAGAATATTGAGGGTATTGTTCGTAAAGTAAAAAGAGTAACATCTGGAGATGCACACCACCCTCCAAATATGAAAAAATATGAAAAGACTTTTCTTGGAGATAGATTCACAGCACAGCCTAAAAAAGCTGGTGACTGGAAGAATAAACAAGATACTGATGGAAATCCTAATAGCTATAAATAGAATATTACCCATACTCGTAATGAGTATGGGTATAATTTTTACTTCAATTATATACTATAATAGTGATATAAAGTTTATATAGTTTTAGGAGGATCTAGTATGAATATTATTTTTATGCCAGTAGAGTGCATCTTATGGATGATACCAGCAGTAATAATAGGAACTGTTGGATGGGTTAATGATAATAAGGGTATATTAAAAAATGAGCCAGAAAATTTTATAGATTATTCTGACAATATTCCTGATAGAGAAGAAGTCTATTATGATATCTCTTATTTCGAAAAGAAATTAGATGAGCAATTAAAAGCTAAAGAAAATAAAGGGGAATAATTCTCCCTTTTATTTTTTTTCTAAACTCCCCACAAATCTCACTTGACCTTACTATAATAGAAAATAAGTAAAAAGAGAGATGGTGATACATAATGATTATAGATATGCTATTTCTATTTGCAATACATTGCCTAGCCGACTTCCCACTTCAAGGAGAATATTTAGAAAAGAATAAAAGAAAATCTTTATATCTATTAACCTGCCATTGTATTTTGTATGCGTTTATTGTGTGGGTCGGTTTTTGTATTATAACAGGAGCAAGATTTGCTGATTATTTTAGTAGGGTTATTTTCTTAATAATTCTTATATCTCATATATTAATAGATTTTGGAAAATGCTATGCTATGAACTCTTTGATTATAGAGAGACTAAATGGGATGATTAGTAATGAAAAGTATAGAAGATTAGAAGCTACACTAAATAGATTCGATCAATTATTTCATATTCTCATTCTTTTCCTAATTTACTTTTGCAAGTAATGACCACTTAGTAATTGAATTATGAATATAGGAGGAAAAGATGAAAAGATATCCTTGTCCCTATTGTAGTGAAACTTATCATAGAGATAATTTAGTAAAGCATATAGAACGAAAACACGATGATGAAATTCCAGAAGGATATACTGCATATAGATTGGTATATGATATTGTGAATAATAAACATGGTCATGGTAATTGTACTGTATGTGGGAATCCTACTAAATGGAATGAAAAGCGTCAAAAATATGAACGTCTATGTGGAAATCCTAAATGCTATGAGACTGTTAAAAAGACTTATCAAAAACGTATGATGAAAGTCTATAATAAGACCCATCTATTAGATGATCCTAAACAACAAGAAAAGATGCTTGCTAATAGACGAATCAGTGGTAAATATAAATGGTCAGATGGCAAAGAATTTACTTATACAGGCAAGTATGAGTTAAATCTTATGAAGTTCTTAGATGAGGTACTGGAGTTTGATTCTTCTGAAGTAATTGCTCCAGGTCCTGTATTAGAATATACCTATGGCGGTAAAACCAGACATTGGATCACAGACTTTTTACTACTTCCTTATAATCTAATTATAGAGGTTAAGGATGGTGGCAAAAATCCTAATACAAGAACTATGACTGAGTATAGAGCTAAACAAATAGCCAAAGAAAAAATGATTACTAATATGGGTGAATACAATTATCTTCGTTTGACAGATAATGATTTCTCTCAATTATTTACAATGCTTGCAGAATTGAAAATGCAAGTTGTTGAAGATAAAGTTACTCCAATTTCTAGAATAAATAAATAGGAGTTTATAATGGATATATTTAATCAATCTTTGTCTGAATCAAAAGATAAAGTTTATAACGATTATACTATAGAAGATTTTGAAACTGAATTCAAAGATCAATTTTATGACGCTGCTATCTCCTCTAGAAAAGAAAAGATAGAATGGCAAAAAGATCTTATTACAAAATTTAATAACAAAGCTTCTGATCTTACTTCTGCTATGATGCAAGAATTAAGTGTAAAAGAAGCCATTAGTAAAATCTTTAATTCTGCTAAAGTACTTAGAGATTTTAGAGTATATGCTGCTAGCAAAACCACTAGTAAGAAAACTCAAATATATTATATCGAAAAGAAAATCAAAAAATATCCAGAATTGGATATGGAAAGATATAATATAGGAGAGCTTAAATACAATATACCAATGCTTGAAGAAGGCTTCAAATCTGTCTTAGATATTTATCTAGATGAAAAGCATTGGCTAAAGAATGGTCCTATTGAGGCTATTACTTTTAATAAATACAAAGATTATGAGAATAAAGAAAAACTCATAAAACTATTTGAAAAGAATTCTAAGTATTTTCATAAAACAGATAATCTAAAACCTTCTGAAATTATAAAACTTTCTAATTCATATGATAAAGAAATCTCTAAAGATTTGAAACAGGTTAAAGATTATCATGATGAATGTATTGATCATGTAGGTGAAGTTAGGAATAAAGTAAATAGTTTATTTATTAAACTTCTTAAAGAGAATCTTGATGATAAAAAACTATCTAAAAGATTAAGACAAACACACCAAAGATTCATAAACGATAGCTTGCATTATACTAGTATAATCAATACTAATATTTTTGCTGCTATGACCTTTTATATAAAATATTATAAAGAGACTTCTAGAGTGATCCATAAGATCTTTATGGAAATAGAAGCTTTTAATAAATAGAGGAATAATATGGGATTATATGTACTTGAATCAGCAATTACTGAAAAAGATTTATTAGAATCTATTTCTTTAAATGCTGAAGAAAAAGAAGCCCTTCAAGAAGCCTTTCTAATGGAAGAAGATATTACTGCATCTGATAGAGAAGGATTAGAAAAGGCTGCTAGTAGAGCTTTTTATAAAAGACTCAGTGCTGATAAAGATAGTCTAAAAGCTTTCGATCAAATAATAAAGGATAGAGATGATTTTACTAGAAGTAAACTAAGAAAAGAAATAGAGCATGCTCCTAAAACATGGGTAGCTTCAAAAATTGCTGCTTTTAGAAGCCTATATACGAAATTAGAAGCTGAACTAGATCAAGAAAAGAATATGGGAAGGATTAATCTTTTAAGAAAGATTATGAGAATTTGTATTAAGATTATCGACTGGTTAGCTTTTAGAATGCAAAAACTTGGAAATAAAATCTCCATAGGTCCTAAGGATAATTATGGAGGTAAACATATAAACAAATATCGCAATAGAGAATATAACGGTAGGGTTAGAGCTATTCAGAAGAAAATCGGAATCTCTATGAATGACGAACTTACTTATCATGGAGATAATGACGCATAGTCCTTTTATACTCTGCACATTATAATAATCTTTAAGATTACTTGTTTTATAATATATTATGAAAAGGAATGGTGACCTTAATGCGCGAAGGCAAATTTGTCAAAATCATCGCTCCAGGCGGTGCAACCTTAAATTTTGTTGGTGTCACTGGCACTACAGAAAAAGTATTAATGGAAGTTTCTGCGGTAGCTAAATTATGCGACCGTGGTTGTCAAGTATTTGAAATCAAAGAAGAAGCTGCTGCTGAAGAAGGCAAAGAACCAAAAGTTACTTATACTCCTCTTTACAACAACTTCGAAGAAGTTTCTGGCGTTGAAATCTTCACAGAAAAACAAAAAGCTGATTTCGAAAAACGCGGTTTCAAAGAATGTCATGAAGATAATGGTGGTAATCGCCAAGTTGATTCTAAAGAATTAGAAGATATCTTTGTTAGTGATATTGAATACATTATTGAAACACTCAAAAATAATGAAGAAACAGAACGTATCGAAATTATTTCTGAAAAGCTTAAAAAGCATATTGCTGAATTAAATGCTCAAGAAGAAGTTGAAACAGAACCTAAAACTGAAGAAAAAATTGTTGAAGAAAAAGCATCTGCTCGCTTCAAAAAACACTTCAAAGATTTAGAAGAAGAAGAAAAAGCTAAAGAAGCTGAAGCTGCTAAATCTGAAGAAGAAAAGGCAAAAGAATCTGCTTTAGATAAAGGTATTGTATACCGTCAACTTCCTCGCTTTGGTAATAAACCTTCTTCCTCTTCCTTCCGTTATAATGAAGAAGGCGGAATCGAAGAAGACACTTCTGATAAATCTGGTGCAAATCCTAAATCCAATAGTGATACAGGCGTAACTCCAGCTGGTTCTGATGGACATACTACTTCTCCAAGTACTACAGAACGTACAGAAACTGGTGAAGCTACTCATGAAGCTACTCCTGGTAACCCAGAAACTACTGGTTCTGCAACTTCTGGTAAACCTGGTAAAAAGAAAAATGGTAGCCAAGCTCCAGACGAAGCTACTTCTCCAGGTAGAAGAACAGAAGAAAATCCTACTCCAGTTGTTCCAGGTCCAATACAACCACCTCCTCAACCAGAAGATCATTTATAATATTTAAATTATTAAAATAGAAAGGTGTTATTAACAAATGGCATTATTTATTCTTACAGAAAATAAAGAAATTTTAAACTTAATTGCAGAAGATTTTGCATTGGAGTTTGTTGATATTGAAGCTTTAGATGAAGGTGGTAATGATGAAGCTGTTGGTCGTCAAGTACTCCTTCAAAATATTGATGCTGGTATCAAAGCCGATGGCGACTCCAGCAAATTGGTTCAAATCAACAAAGTTCTCCAACATATTGATGATTTAAACTGGTTAGAAAAACTTCAATTAAAAATGGAGAAAAAAATCAGAGAATATAATCAAAAATTGAAAGATGATAGCCAAGGCAAACTTGCAAAAGTTTGGACCAAAATCAAACAATTCTTAGCTAAAGTAGTAGCATCTATTACAAAAGCTATTAATAAATTAGCATATTCTGTAAAAATGGGTTATAGAGCTGGTAAAGATCAAGCTACTGGTGGCCTTAATAGTGGTTTAGATTTGATGACCAAACCTGGTCAAATGAAAGGTAGTGCTGGTAAACGTGTTAATAGACATCTTGCTGCTCTTTCAGCTCATCAAGAAAAAGGCCTTTCTGCTAAATTAAATAAAGCTAGAGCTGCTAGAAAAAACGAATTACGCGATAGATAATAATTAAATGAGAAGAGCCGTAATAGCTCTTCTCATCTCCTTGTGTTTAAATATGATGACACTCTGATAATATAAAATGGAGGTCAGATTATAATGCAACAATGGAACTTCAAGGTCTCAGGCAAAGTATTAATTCCTGGAGAGAAATCAGATGGTCTTATAATTAGACCTGAGAACTTTAAAAATATAATCCGTATTAGTGATTATGAAAATAAGAATATGCCTACAATGTTAGCACACGTTAATTTAGACAAGAATCTTTTTGATAAGATTATTGCTAATGCTAAAACTGCTACAATGTATTTAAAAATAGATAAGTATGATACTAATCAAGAATTAGAAACTCCTACTGTGGAATCTTATATAGAAGATGAGTTCTCTATCTTTGTATCTAATGATATAAACTATTATAAAGAATTAGATTACAAAGAAAAAGATGAAGGTGGTAAAGATAAACAAGATGTGTATAGAGAAGCATATCTTGGTTTGATGAGTAAGAAATGTATTGATGCAAATAAGACTGTAGCAAATACTACTATGATGGATACTCATATGATGAATATCTTAAGTTCATATATGAGCAATCTTCATCTCTTAATAGAACCATTCCAATATAATAGAGTTCAACAACAGCTTATTATCCCACCAACGGATACATTAGTTTCTTTAGTAGCATATTTAAACTCAGTAGAAGTATTTTATCCTACTAAATATCAGTTCTTTATTGATGAGCCATTCTGCACTTACCTAATATCTAAATCTGGTAAAGGTGTTCCTATGAAGAATGAACGCTTTAACGATGTCATATTTAATATTAGAGAAACTACAGATCCTAATACTGCTAATCAAGGTATGAATATAGATACAGAAAGAAATCATTATTATATAGATCTATCTGTAACAGAAACTGCTTATAAGATCAATCATGATGTAGCAAAGGTAATCAATAAGTTTGATGCTATTATTAATCCATCTAAAGATAATAGTATTTTAAGCTATGATAATATTGCTAAAACCAAAGCATATATTGATCGTATAGTAGAGAAATTTAAAGTAATGATTAAAAAGATGATTAAGAAGATGGGTAACGTTCCAGAGAAGCTTAATCATTGGAATGATATATTTAAAAATAATGTGCTTAACAAAGCTAAAGAGTTAAATGAATATCAAAATAAATTAACTCAAACAGTTATGCAACAAGCATCTGGTTTTCCAACATCAGTTCCAGCAAAACCTGGCAAAGTTACTATTAACGTACCAGTAGTACAAAGTGCTTTTAAATCTATTACTAGTAAATTTCTTGGAAATGGTATCTTAGGATTTAATAAGCAATATGAAAGATTAACTCAAATGAGCCAATCTTTCGAAAAGAATATCAAGAAGATATCTCCAGTATTCTATGACTCAGAATATTTAGATAACTATTTGAATTCTGTTACAGAAATCAATGTGCAAGATGTAATAGAAGCTACTAAGAATTCTGTATCTAAAATTAACTCTTCTTCTTATTCAGCATCTTCTCATTCTCAATCTAAGATCTTTTCTCAAACTGATGCATTTGATAATACAATGGATAAGATTGGATCTATTGCTGATAAGGCAATTGGATTTGTAAATAAAATCAAACCCGTATATGATAAATACAGTTCAGTATTTACTGACTCTAGTACTCATACTCACTTTGAAGATTTATTTACAAATGCATCTAAATTGATGGAGAATGTTCATGAGATGCAAGGTTATGTAAATACTGTAAAAGGGGTTGTTGGTAGTTTAAAAAATATTACATCATTCATTACTGGGTTTGCTAAGAATCTATTATCTTTCTTCCCAAGTTTCAATGATATATTATCTTGTGATATTAAGAGTAAATTCGTTTCATTAGTAACAGATGTATCTGCTATTTCCTTTACTGGAGAATCCATTTACAATAAATTATCAGCCGCAGGTAAATATATGGCTTCTGGTGGATTCATGAACCAAGCAGACTTACAATTACTAAAAAATAATTTAGATAGCGTTACAGATTTAACCGGTATAGGTCAATTGGGAGTAGGTAGTTTTGAATCTGACGTAAATCTAGGTGGTTCCTTTGGGGATAGTAGACTAGGTACTAAAATTATCGTTACAAAGAACGATAATCCAAATGAAGTAAAGAATTACAAGTCAGAATTAGAAAATCAAATCAATAAACTTACTGTAAATAAATACGACTTAGATCCATCTGTATTTACTCCTAATAAGAAATATGTAGTAAAGAACTATGCAGCTCATTCTGATAAGGATGGTATTTTCTTATTAAACAAGAAAACAGAAATCTATACTAGAGAAGCTGATAATTTTAGATGTATCACTATGATGAACTTCTCTAAAATATTAGAAGTTCCTAATAATGAAAAAGCAGCTGATGCTAATAAAACTACAGCTAATGATAATAAGACAACTAAACAAGATTGGTATAATAATTCTAATGGCAAAGCAGATTCATTGAATAATAATGTAAACGTAGTATCTTCTGAAGGTAAGGGTATTACAACATCCAAAGTTTCTAAAAAGACTACTGTTAGAAAAGAATTAGGTACTAAATCCATGAGTGATATGGCTCAAATGATTAAAAGATAAAAAAAATAAAGGGTAGAGTCGTTATGACCCTACCCAATATATTTTGTTTATTAAAGCTTTTCAAGTAAGATTGGATTTTGTGAAAAGTATTGATCATTGATATTCTTAAGAGCTTCAGGATCTTCTACTTGTTCTAAGAATACAGTATCTATAGCTTCAGGCATAGTTCTATACATATACAATTGGTAATCTAAATCAATACATCTAAATCTATTAACTATCTCATCATA